TCAAACTTGTTCAATGTCATTAACACTTTTCACAAGTTTGAAAGTTACATTTTTTATATCGGCTGTATTAATTTTTACATTTTCCCTATCTTTTTGTAGCTCTTTATGCGACTCTAATGTATATTTACCGCCATCTTTTGTATTTATGACGATGTTACCTTTAGGCAAATGTTCTCCCATATATAAGCCATAAGAAATATGAGCAAATCTTATGATATGATCCAATTCCTTTAAAGTGACAACTTCTTTATTAAGAGTAATATTTCTCTTAGGTGTATATACTCTATCAGCAACTCTGTATGTTCCTTCTAAATTTATACGAACTTGGTTTTCATTTAAAGGTCTCTCTGAATAAACCCAATTCCTAGATTTATTAGATTTTCCGTTTATTGTATTTTGGCTGTATCTATCGTAAAGTTTTTTAACCAAAGCTTTTTCTGAATTATTTGGTACTTCTTCAACTTTTTGGAATTGTTTATCTTGTACACTTGGGGAATTTTGTGTTGACGCGTCTGCTTTTGGATATATTCCAAATGTTCCCCCATAGATGATACCTAGCGATAGAATAGATTTTAATAGAATTGAATTTTTCGAGTCATTTTTTTTGAACATATTTAATTACCTCCTTGAAGTAAAACTTTATTTTCTTCAATTATAAAAATAATAGACGTGCTCATGAATTAAATTCATCTTAACTCTTGATTAACTTTAATTTGCTACCACTCTGAATTTAATAACTATAAATCGTCTACACATAATTGGACTAAATCTAAGAGAATAGAATTTGTTAATTTAAAATAGTAAGCAATTCAAAGTTATATGTGTAATAGATAAAATAGATATCCCTATAGTGATGCGTTACTAGCTAAACGTAATAACACTTTAGAAGATAATGAAGATAAGGAGTTACTGGATTGTTTCGACTATGTAATTAAGTATAAAAATATCCAACGACAAAACGTAATTATAAAATGGTAAAAGCTATGGTACAGTTTCAAATTGCTAATGACATGCGTATCGGTGAGCTACTTGCAATAAAGAGAGTAAATATAAACTATGAAGATAAAACGCTAGATATCGACGGTAAAGTTAATTGGATAACTGAAAAATGACGGGAGCATCCGGAGTAAAAGAGACAACTAGAACAAGTAACAGCTATAGGGCTATAGGCCTCACTATCCATAGCATCGACTTACTAAGAACACTTATGCTTGTAATGATAAGTTTATTAATATAGGGTACATATTCACAAATGCAGCTGGTGGCCCTATCGACTCGAACAAAATTAGCAACATTATTAAAGGGGGCACTATCAAAGAGACAACTGAGATTAGTTCTATTAAGAAACCTGTAACGACGCATACATTACATCATTCGCATATATCTACACTTGCTCAATTAGGAATTAACTTAAAAGCAATGCAAGAGCATGTAGGTCATTCAGATTATAAAAAAATCTAGAGATATACACACATGTTACTAATCAGATGGCGAAAGATATGATGAATAAATTTGAATGATTGGGGAGTTAAAATTGGAAAAAGATGATACACTAGCAGAAATTAAGCCTATGCTCAATTTTGATGAGCAAATAGCGAAATTAAAACAGATGAATATATTTTTTAATATTATTGACACCGAAAAAGCAAATGAAATTCTTAGAAAAAATAATCACTTCTTCAAACTAGCTTATTTCCGAAAAAATTTCGAAAAAAAGAATGGCGGCTATTTCATAGAATTTGCTTATTTATCAGATTTAGCAACTATAGATATGAAATTAAGATACACAATGTTGCATTTAACTTTAGATATTGAACATAGTTTAAAGTGTCTAGTCTTAAAACTAATAACAGAAAATAACCAAGAAGATGGTTATAAAATAATAGATGAGTTCTTATGTATTGATAAATCATATAGCAATTCAAATTTTGACACAAATTCAAGAACACCAGAAGAAGTTATGGAAACCAAAATCAAAAATAAAAACGAAATATTCAAGCATATGAATAAACGAGGACAACTACCCGAGAAGTTGAATAAATACTATCAAAATCCACCCGCATGGGTTTGCATTGAATTCATGCAACTAGGTCAATTCGTTTCGTTTCTCAACTTCTATTACAAGAAGTACAATGACGAAGAATTGAGAGTTGCTAATATTTTAATGCCTTTAGTTAAAAATATAAGAAACAAATCAGCTCATAACCAACCCATCATAGCAAATCTAAATTATGACAGTAGATCTCCTCAATATTTATTTGAAAAAGGGAATAATATAGGCATATCTAGAAACATGTTCGGAATAAAAAATTTCATAGATACTTTCGCTACGCTAGAATTACATAATCAAGTTTGTAGTAATGCAATTATCCAAGCAAGATATCACGATTTGGACCAACTTCAAAAGCGATATAAAAGAAACGAAAGCTATTATAATAATGCATTAGCTATCAAAAGATTTTTTATAGCTTTAGATAAAATTATTGACTTCAACAGACCAAAAGTATAAACTATCTAGTGAGGAAAGAGACTTATAGGTCTCGCGAGTTATTTTAATTCGTATGCAAGAAAAAGAAGAGCTATGCATTTTATTTAAAATGCGTAGTTCTTTTTTTATGCATCTAAATTCATATTATTTTTGCAATATAAACATATCTTTGTGCAAATTCCGAACACAAAACATTCACATCATCCTTTTTTGCCCTTTTTCTATACCCCAAAACACAAAAAGCCCCGTAAGCCTATGCCTACGGGGTTTGACAATAAATTATATATTATTGTTCTTCTTTTATATACTTCTATTTTATGAATAATCACTAGTGTTCAAAATACTATTAAATCAATGATTTATAGTCATAATTTTCATTTTGAAAGTCTATGAACATGCACACTATTTCGTAACTTTGCGAACTTTTTGCGAACATATTACGCTTGCCCTCCTTATCAAAATAACGCCTTTTTTTGCCCTTTTTATTGCCTAATGATTTCCAAAATAAAGCTTTATTTTTTTGTAAAAGGACTCTACTTAAATATATTATGAAACTCCTAAAAAATCTAAAACATTTTTCAAATCATTATTGCATGTGAAATGATAATATATTTGAGGAAACTCATTTTCATTAGTTGGATTAATATCAATACCCCACATATCATTGTTCACATAATATTCAGATTCTACTTTAATTTCAATAATATCGTTATTTCTATTAAGTACTTTTATTTTATAACACCTTTGACTTTTTTCATCGAGATGCCTGTCTTCATTAATACGCACTCCGTTATTAACCCTTATATTCTCCATTATTTCATTTGCTGTTAAATATTTTTGCATAAATTCCCATCCTTTCATTTTACAATTATAATATAACACAACTATTCGTCTCCCCATTTCAAGCCTCTTTTTTTTACATTTGACTCAGTAATTCTATGATGATTAATTTGCTGTTAGCTTACAATACATCCCTCACTGCAACACAAGGCGTTTCTCAGCGTAAAGCAATTTCAAAACACATAATTTCGGCTCTTAATTAAATTAATAATCTACATCATTCTTTTCTTACCACTGTTAAAATGTATTATTCATAGAGTTTGATTTAATAAAAAATAACCGTATCCTAAAGGGTACGGTTATAATTTCATCAAGAAAAGATAATAAATCTATTATATTAAAATCATAAGAAAAACTAAGTAACTTCTTTATATTCCCAAAAGCATTTCTCCATAAGTATTACTTTGAAGAACCTTGTTAATCATTTTTTTACGTTTCTTCTGCTGTAAATTTTCAGTTTTCTTATAAGTTGCACCATTTGATAATTTAACATTTTGTTCAGCGATATTTGTAGCAATAATAGTTAAAAACATAGCTATTGCTACCGGATATTTTTTAAATATAAATAAAAGCATTCTGAAGGCTTTTTTTCTGTCAGACAATTTGTAAGTATTGTAAATTTTTATATGTGTACTGACCAAAATTAATGGTATTGCAAATAGCGTTGGTACACTAAATTTAACATTATAATCATAAGATCTAACTGCGGTAAAAGTTACCGCTGACAAATAAAATAATAAGATAGCACTTATAACAAAAACGCTTATAATTGTTATAACCATTACTATCATCCCTTTCTTTTAGAACGTTCTATTTTAAATTGACGTTCTTCCTCTTTCAGTACTTTCTCTTGCTTTATTTTTAGTTCTTTACTTTGTTCTCTGTTCTTTCTCAAATACTCTTTAGTATCATTACTAGCTTTGATTTCCTCGTTGTTAAATCCATAAAGAAAAATATCTAATATACTAATAAAAACTAATGGTATTGTTGTTATTATAATAGCACCAACATACCAATTTGTACTAATGATAAACTTATATGTAGGCATATAAGAACATAAAATAAATATTAAAATGTTTATAAATATGAATAAACTAGGAAATATATATCCTATTCTTCTCAAAATCTTAGTTGCTTTATTGTAAACATTCTTCATGTAATTTTCTAGAACAATAGGCATAAAATAAAGTGTTACACCTAACATAGCGACCTCAAAATTTTTAGTTGTTATAATAGTCAATATATTTACAAAAGCTGCAGTAAAAAAATATAAAGCTTTGAATGAATACATTTTTGCTAAATTTTTATTATCTTCCATTTAAAATATCCCTTATTTATACTATATATACATAATACACGACTTGATTAAAAAGGAATAGACAGAACATAAGAAGCGAACATAGAAAAACCACCCAGTAACTAGTATGGATGGTATAAAAGCAAACGGTGCAGTCAGATTCTTACCGCTTAGCGTTAGCAAATCCTCTGCACATAATAAAACATACATACCAAATGATAGTATGTCAGTGTTGAACACTGTTTCCTCATCATTATTATAACATAAAAAAATAGGGCAGTCGCTAGGACTACCTATTTACTCCTCTTCAACTCCACTTATACTATCTATAAATGTAGGTGCTACCATGCTCACATCTGATTTATCTGTAAATATTCCTCATCTATCCTCTAACGGAATATCATCCACAATCACAGTATGATTAGGATTATTGTTAGATACATCTTTTACCGCCTTATCTAACTCATCATCATCTCCGTCCCATTCACCAATATTAATGAATATAGGTACATTACCGTTTATATCATGCTTATCTGTAAACAACTTATGGTATTTACCTAACATATCACGAGCTTTTAAACGATCACTAGGCTTAATTGGTACCTCTATCAGTTCAACATGTTCATTATAGACTAGCTGTACTTTGCCACTTTGTGGATTCTCTTTATATTCTCCACGCTTTACTACACCTTCTTTCGTTTCTGTCTCATCACCGACTGCCGCATTGGTAAGTACATGTAGTAACTCTTTTGCAGTTAATACATTCTCATCTATAATCTTATCTTTTTGTTCTTGTATATATTGCTTGATGTGTGGCTTCTTTAATAACCTACATCCTGTCACATGTGCACTATTTGCGCTATAGCCTGCTTTTATGGCACTTTGTGTCACATTAAGTGTTCTAATGTATTCATTCACAAAACGCGCTTGTTTTGCCGTTAACTCACTCATTCTATCACCTCCACAATTTTGTCTAATAAGGTGTCATACCAAAATCTTACAGATTGTTCAGAACAATCTAAGACATTGCTAATATCTTTATAACTACGTCCTTGTATAAGGGCGTCAAAAATATAAAACTCTTTATCAGTTGCCACTCGGGCAACAATCATTTCTAAGTGATTCTTTATAATATGATCATCGACATTATCGTCTGTCATCAATTCGTCAGAATTTTCATCACCTATTGAAAAGAATTCATCGGTATTTATTTCATCATCTATTAATACATCACTTCTAGTTCGCTTATGATAATCACACACAAAGCCTTTTATTTGCTTTTTATCCATTGTTACACCACTTTTACATCTGAAGATTGATGATATTCGTTTACTCGTGCAATCTTGCTATTTTCAATTGCTGTATTTCTTTGTTTTTTGACGTTCTGAACGCTGTTTAATACTTGCTTGATATAAATCAACCTGTAAGCGTTCAATGACGTTGTAGGGCTTATATCGTCCATTTGAACGCATATATTTTACAACTTGCTTCTTCTCTTCTTCTGTATAATAGTTAATTACCTTTTTCAACAACGCCATATTATTTATAGATCTATTTTTATAGTTTTGTAACCCTGCTTTTGTTTCAATAATTTTGATAACTAATTTTTCAATCGGATATGAGACAGACACGACCCCCATTATTTCATCACATGTGGTGGTCGACGCGCTCATATGATACATACTTTCAATTTGGAATTCACACATCTTAATTTTTTTATTAATAAATGCTGGATTAAATTGTGTTAATAGTTGATACTCAGATAATTTATTGTCGCCATTACGATAATATAAACAATTCTTCGTTTTAAGCAGTTTCATACGTTCACTCCTATAAAGAGAGCCTACCCAAATTGGATAGGCTATTTTTGATTTAAGCGTTACGGAACACTTCGTTATACTTACTTTGAATGTTAATAATTTCTATATCGCCATCATTATCTTTGATAACTGGTTGCCCGTTATTTTGTAATCCAAACTGTCTTAAAACATTATAGTTATACTCTAACTTTTGATATTCTTCATTATTTCGATATGGATAAATTACCTTTTCTACCAATACATCAAAGTAAGGTTTTAACCTTACATTTTCATCTTCAGTAAGACGACTTTCTATCGCTTTTTTATAGATATTAAGTTCATATACATTAGTGGTTTTAGGATTGGCATTATAAACAAGATTAAATAGTTCTTCTGCATCAATTAAATTTACTTTCGCCTCTATGTCTTGTCGCTTCAACATTTCAACTTGTGGGTTCTCATATGAAGATTCTTTCTCTTTTTGTTGGATTTCTACTATTTTTTCTTCATGTTCATCTAATAATATTTGTCCTAATTCTTTGAATTTAGATTGTAGGATCAAAGCCTTATTATCCATTTTATTTTTAATAACATCCGTTTTATAGCCTTGTCTAATTAATGATTTCGTTTCTGTTATTAGATCTTCAAAATCTCCTAACAAATTTCTATAACGTCTATCATTAAAATATACATCCCACGTACCACCCGTGTTTGTTGTAATTGTCATTTATAAGTCCCTCTTTCTTTAGTTTTTGTTTTACACTTCAATTCGTTTCAAAGCTTCATAGCGCTTCATACTGCCATCAGCTAATTTCTTAATACTTCTCATCGCTTGTTGCTTTTCTTGTTCTGTCGTAATGATGTAATAACCACGTTCACTAGGCTTATAACTACATCCGATAGGATAGCCATAATCATATACTAATGAATTGATTACTTTTCTTAACCATCGTTCATTACTTGAATTATATTCATATCCCAATTGATTTAAGATTTTAGTTTTAGTAATATACTTATTGGACGTATTTTTTATCACATTGAAAACTTGCAGGTGTTCGGTGGGTAAATGATACGTCTCTTTTTCTGCGATACTTTGCATTTCTACACCTCTTTCTTTTAATTATTTTATACCTAAATTATACCATTTTTACAAGCCTAAAACAAACTTATGTTCGCTTTGTAGCACGCTTTGTCAGTTGTTTAGCCTATCTCATATAACACTTGTAAAACACATTATAAAATTAATAAATAGCCTTTTAGATCATTCAAATATAGAACTTAAGTTCGATAAAATAGAGCGAACAAATTACGAACAAACTTAACTTTTAGGCCTATGCCAAAAACACAAACTTTAGCTTGTATTAGCGTTAACAAAGTTCGCACACCTTGCACAAATCTTGCCATTTTTTCAATTCTCAAAGTCTGTATACCTTTAGGTTTGAAAAGCTAATACCTTTATATAACCTTATTATTTTCAAAGCCATAAAATAGCTTAATATCAACGTTTTATACTTTTTTAAAGTTCTGTACCTCAACCATTTTAAACTGCTATACCTCGTATAAAATCGTAGTATTTTATTAGGAGCCACACACTACATGTGACCCCTCATAACATTATTTACTCAAGCTATAGTAAGACGCTTTTAGATCATTCAATTTACGTTCTAACGCCTTGTAATCCTCTTGTGTAGCCTTCTCATCTTGTACAAACTCAGTTACTAACCTCAACCCCTTAACTAACTCTGGTGCTGGTTCATTGATTCCCGTAGCTAACTGATACAACATTTCAATATTCGCTATCACATCAGTATTACTCGATTGAATGCCCTCAAGTGTATCTGTATCAAATCCATTTTCTAGGTACTCAAACACATCACTATTATTTGATTCTGCATAAGTTTCTAGCCCATACATAAAATACTCGTCTTCAAATAATTGACTAGCCATCATATCACTAATAGAAAGCTGTTTACCATCATGTAACTCATAACCTACATAATGCCCCTCTATGCTTCTTATAAGCCCCTCAGTGTGCTTAGGTGACGCTAATTCAAATGATTGCCTTACTTTACAATCTTTAATATATACATGACCGAATAACTTGCTGTTCGTTACCACATAAACCATATCAAATGGATCATTATATAACTTAAAGCAATACGGTTGTACTTTACTATGTTCTAATAATCCCGTGTAGTACCTTAATAACGTGCCTGCTCGTGTTTCAAATTCATTTACGATAGTTTCTATATTCATTTGATTTTCTCCTTTTTATATAATTTAAATAATTCTTTAATCTAGCTAGTACTAATTCAAAACTCCCTGTAGCTATAACTTTGTAACTTGTTCTTTTATTCGATTTAGGTATATAACTTTCACGCCATGCAGTCCAATTGTTATCAATATATTCAAAATAAACCGTTGATACATAACTTATTGAACAATAATATACTTCATTAGATATACCAGTTATTAAACCAATCCTTTGAGCTTGTTCGTCTAAATTGTAATCCTCTTTAACGGCTTGCACTTCTAACTGTCGCCTCCCAGTCTCTCTCTGTGAATACATCACCGTTTTTATTATCCCCAATCAATACACGTAACGGCTCAATATCCACATTACATTGAATCGCATAACTTACTGCTTTAAATAAATCATTGTTCCTATATTCACTTTGACCGTCTATGATACGTTGATATGCGCGTTTTCCCTCTCCACCTTTGCCACCTCTTACGTGGCTAAAACTGTAATTAGGTAATGCTCGTCGAATGGAATACGGTTCTAATACTTGTTGTGTGTAATTACCAGCTTTAGAAAATATTCGTTTCTCGAACTCTCCTTGATACTCAGTTACATTGACACCATTATGAGTGTATATACCTTTAGCTGTTTGACTACCTGCAAGCACAAAATAATTGTTGGGATGTGCTTTGATATCAACAGACGGTAAATAACCTATCTTCTGACCATATTCGATATTGCTACGTTTCTTAAAGATGATATGTTTCCCACCACTTGCCGTTGTCTGTACTAATGTATTTTGTGCATTGGTAACAAGTTCTTCGTAATATGGTATTTGTTTCAAACTATTGAAACCATTCTTACCATCTTCATGATCTACATCAATATCGATACACCATACACCTCGTGTTAATACGCCTAATACATTTGTTTTATGATAAATATTAGAATTATATTCAATGAATTCATCGGTAATATCTTTATCAGCAAATGAAACAGTTGGCTTTTTGTGATTATTTAGTGGTATAACTTCAACATTCTTACTTAATAAGTGTTTTGCTACATGATAACCTGTCATTGTATACCTCCTTTGTAGGTAGCCAGTAACTCTAATAACTCTTATTTTTACCTATATCATCAACAACATTAAAAGTTATCGATTAATGTTACAGTAATAAGAGTTATATAGGTTACCAATTGTTATAACGCTATTTTTAGAGTTACTATATAAGTTACCAAGAGTTACAGTAACCTTAGTGTTCAGAAATTAGTTCTAAAGCCATGTTAAATAATTCAATGTTTCCAACTTTATGAACTTTTGTATTTACCCCGTCTATTTTCTTTTGATTATTGATACTAATGCCAATTTTCCTCATATCTTCTTTAGCGTTCTTGTAACGTAAACTTGAATAATCTTGTTCTATTAAGCGTTGTAATGTTTCATCACCTGCTAATATAAAGCCTTGTTTTGATAACAATCTGATCATAGTAATTTGAGTTTCAGTCAATTCATCTTCATTAAAATAATACTTGAGCGTTACATCTTTAAATTTAAATTCTCGCCCATTTTCTTTTAAATATTCCAAACTCGTTATTAAGAATGACACTGATGCACTAACTGAAATGTTGCCATTAGGTTGTATATAATCCCAATAAGGCTTAAAAATCTGATAACGTTCTTCATCAGTTTCATTTATGGGTCTATCCTTTAGCGATATTTTAACTGTTCGCGTTGTATTGGCTGTAATTTCACCAGTATCGACACTTTCATTTGTATCTAGTATTAATACGGCGTTATTTTTAAATGTAAATGCGTTTCTTCCAATGCCCCGTCCAGAAATTGTTTCACCTGTTGCTATTTTTCTTAATATGCGCATCATTTGTTTAGTGATTTCACCTGTCTCATTAGCATGAGCTATATCTGCACCGTAAAAATTCATCCACTCATTTGCCGATTCAAAACCACCAGAAATAAGGCTATCAAAATTAACTTTGTTCACTGTCATCAATTTTTCAAATGTAGCCATAAACAAACCTTTTCCAGAACGACCAAAATCTTTAAGTAAAAACCACTTTTCTGCTTGTATCAATTTCATTTTTCGATACATTGTATAAGCGTGTGTTAGCATTAAATTGTTTTTACTCTTTTCATTGTCAGTTACTAAATCAAAGAAGTTTCTGGGTATTTCTAAATTGATATCTTTAATATCTACGTCATATTTAATTGAGTAGAGCTCATCACTTTTTAATTTTTGTTCTGTAAGCGTTAAATTTTGGCAATCATATACCCAGTCATTACCTGCAAAGCAATATGGATAAATCTTAAAGTTATGAGTTACATTTAAATGTTCGCGGTAAAGCTCTAACATCACATCTAAGAAATCATCAATATAGTACTTGTTATCGACTGGATAGGTTAACGCAAAGTTTGTATTGTCTATCACTTCATACTGGTTATTCTTAACTATAATAAAGCAGTCTAGTTGTTTTGAATAAATGACCCTGTCAGAAATTAGATCAGCTATAAAACGTGCATAGTTATGAAAATGACTAGTTTTAAACGTAGATTGTTTTTCTTCTTCACCATTTTTATCAACAGTCTTGATATTGACAGTCCCATAAACAAGCCCAATTTCTTTTGGCTTTATGGTATAATCTAAAGTAAGGTTATTAATATAATCACCTGTAACATCATCTTTTTCTCGGTGATATACATTTCCTTTGTTATTAAAAACTTGTCTATCTGTTGAGATTGATGCAAAGTTTATACGCTTGCTTATCTCTTTTATCCTAGATAGATTAATTGTTGAAACATAATCTAATTTAGAATGAAATTCGAAATGTTTTTTATAAAGTGATACTTCGTCCATGTAGTCACCCTTTCGATAATATTCTGTTTTTGTTAATATATTAATTAGTATTTATTTAATTAAATACTTTGCACATTTGCGTTACTTTCGCTTTGGTCGGTGGAGAGTGACGCTTTTTCTATTTCGTGAAATTTTTGTATAAGTTCATCGAACTCTTTTAAATAAACCTGTAATAACTCAACTGTATGTTCATTTTGTATACGATGTTCTAAATAACCCGCTGAGTAACTGATACATTCTTGTTTTGTTTCTAATTTATTTGTTAGAAACGTCTCCTGAGTAAACCAATTGTGCCTAATAGCTACATCATTGATTTTTTCTTTTATCACTTCAATATCACACATCAAATCTTTAATTTCCCAATTCATTTTTATTCTCCTTTTTCTAATTGAAAATTATTCTTTAATTCTTGTACGCACCACTTCATTATCAATTCTAAGTGCTTTTCACGACTGATCTCTGAAACCACTTCAATACCATTAACATATTCTGTGTGTTCATAACTTTCCAAATTATTCATGACACTTAACTCAAGTTGATAAACCATGTGTTCTATTACTTCTTTTTGTTTATTGTTCATTTTCTAATCCTCCTGTTAAATTAAATCCATAAGTTACCATCATGCCGTATATACTAAAAGCGACATACATGTTAGATATTGCTAGTAATAGTATTGTTAACAATGAAACTAAGCAGATATAAGCTAAGTACATTTTCATCGCCTTGCCTCCTACATCCATTTTTTATGACGCGCCTTCATGTACTCCTCAAATCGAGGAATACTGACAACAATCATTGTTGATGATAACGAGTAATACAAATCATCAACACCTTTAGAATCTTTTTCCCACTCTTTTAAAATGCGATTCACCGAACTGTATGAAATTCCAAAAATACCAGCTAGTGCATTAGGTTTTGCAAACAAAGACTTTACTATCACTTGTTTTGGTTCTAATACAGTGTTTTCCTTCGTTGGTTTTTCATGTAATTTGCGAACTCCCATTATTTGTCCTCCTAATATTCGTTATTTAAAAACATAAATCTCAAGTTAAAACATCTAATTATTAATTTTTCTTTTAATATCATCGTTTTCAAAAGTAAATAAATCTTCAATATCAACTTCTAATAATTCCGCTATATTTTTCGCCAAATTAGGCGAAGGATTTTTCTTACCATTGACAATTTGGTTAGCGTATGAAGCATTTATTTTCAAGCATTGAGAAAACTTAGAAATAGATAAACCTTTCTTTAATAATGAAACCTTAATATCAATTGTTTTACTTTTTAATCTCACAACAACCCTCCTTATCAAATGCAAAGTTTCTTGTGCGTTTGATAACTATATTTAATCACGACAGTAATAATAAGTCAGCAAAAATGTTAAGTTTCTTGTGCATTTGTTTATTATTCATTGACTTAACTAAGTTTTTATATGATTATAAGAATATAAAACAGATTTATGGAGGTCATTACCTTGATAAGAAACAGGCTAGCTGAAATATTATTTGAGAGAGAGATAAAAATCGTCCGTATTGCAAAAGAAACTGGTATTTCTAGGAACACCATTACAAACACAGCATCTAATAACAGTGAAATGCTTCAAATGAATACAATTAATAAAATTTGTAGCTATTTAAAAATAACTCCATGTGATTTTTTTGATTATATACCAATAGATATCGATTTTTCTTTTTATGAAAACAGCAGTATCGATATTGTAAATGATTGGAAATCAGACGATTTAGAGCGAAGAGTCATTTTTGATATAGATCTGTTATTAGATATTGACTTTAAAGGCGATAAAAAAAAGATTGATACAAAAATCGTTCCTGAAAAGGATGTCATTTCAACGTTGCCTTTTATAGATAATGAAATTAAGTTATCAATTCAAAGTAACGATGGACAGTTAGATACCTTAATGACTGTATTCAATGAAATACCTAAGGAATTCAAAAAAATTATATATCATAACTTAATAAATGAGTATAAATCCTTCCTTTTAAAACATATTAATGAAGACGAAAAAATAGACGGAATTTCAACGAAATCCGATCTAATAGTTAACGCAAATTATAGTATTACGAATAGCTTTCTTAAATACTATTAAGAATTTATTTCATAACACAAATTTATAGTGCTAAAAAGGTATTATTTTTAGCACCCAACTAAGCCTCATAGCACACGTACGTCCCATTTTAAGGTTGTGTGAGATACATAGTAAAAATGATTCAACCAATATACTCAAGGAGTGATTAATTGAATGTATTAATCGAATATTTAAAAAGCTTGAACTTGCCAATTTGGATAATTATTAGCATTTTTACAATTTATTATTTACTAAAGTTTTCTTTCTCTTTTTTTAATAACTTTAGTGTTTTTGAAATAATTAAAAAAACATTTTCAAAAGCGAAGAAAAACTTAATTATACTTGCTTCAATATTGCTTTTGACACTTGCTGTTACTATCGTCAATTATCTGTTTTTCAATCTGGCAGTTCATAATCAGGAGCACTTATATAAGTATTTATCCTTTTATTTATTTGTACTTTTGGTTTGTTTAATTCTGCTTGCTATCACATCATCCTTTTCAACCTATCAACTTGCCAAAATATCAAATAACCTAACTCAAAAGTTTAAATATGATTATAAATTGAATAAAAAAATAGCCATTAAGGAAAACGCACTAATTAATAAACTTTCTATTGATTTTAATGATTCTGTACATCTAAACAGACCAACTATATACAGTGATTCGAAGGCAAAGGAAAAAATCAGTATAAAAGTTATTAAAAAACGAAAAAAAAGAAATTTTAAACTTATGCCTTTAACTAGATTTTATCTGACTATATTTTACTCACTATTTTTCTTATCTATACTTTTTAATACTTTTTTAATATGCGTCATCATTAGTACAAAATTCGAATATTTACTTTTTACTATATATGCGTTAGTTATAACTATTTTTATCACTCAATGCATATCAATGTTTAAACTGATTGATAACATGTATAACTATGATCATTTAAAGCACTATAAAGAAAAAAATGATGAAGATGACAAGGAGGGATGACAAATGTGGGTTCGTGAAATCACTAAAAACAAAAGTACGGCCTATCGCTATTTAGAGCGCTATACAGACCCTTTAACTGGCAAGTATAAAACAGTATCAGTTACACGTAACAAGAATAATGTACGTAGCCAAAAAGACGCTCAATTAGAATTAAATAAAATAATTGAGCAACGCTTGAAGCATAACAGTACGAAACAACTTGAAAACTTAACGTTCCATGATGCGTGCGATGAATGGTTAGAGCATTACAAGACACATTCAGGTTCAAAACCAACCACTATTAAAGAAAAGAAAAGTAATGCTAATACAGTCAAAAATGCTATTGATAGCAAAGTACTCATCAGCAAGATTACGCACACCTACTTACAAAACATCATTAATGAATGGGCTAAATCGCATAGTATTGGCCATGTTCAATCTCTTGTTATTGTTATCCGTTCCGTTTTCAAATATGCGTTTAAATATTATGATCTGCACGATATTAGTGTGTTAGATAAAATAGATATACCTAAGAAAGCCCAAACCAGAAACGAACTTCAAGCTAAACGTAATAACTATTTAGAAGATAGCGAAGTAAAGGAGTTACTTCAATGCTTCGACTATCTAATTAAACATAAGCGTCATGCTACGCGTAAACGAAACTATGAAATGGTTAAAGCATTAGTAGAGTTCCAAATTAACAATGGAATGCGCATTGGCGAACTCCTAGCAATCAAGACAGACAATGTAGACGTGGAGAATAAAACACTAGAGATTGATGGCACAATTAACTGGGTTACCGATGTAGAAACTGGAGCATTTGGAGTGAAAGAAACGACTAAGACGAGCAAGAGTTATCGAACAATAGGCCTCACAACTCAAAGTATTAATTTACTTAAAAAGCTCATGCTAGAAAATAAAAAAGAAAATCAGTGGAATGCTAAATTCATAGATAGAGGTTATATATTCACCAACACTGCTGGTAGCCCTATTGACTTAAATAAGGTGAATAATATTATTAAAGAAGCAACAGATATAAGTTCAATTAATAAACGTGTGACAACGCACACATTACGTCATACACACATATCTACACTTGCGCAATTAGGAATTAACCTAAAAGCGATACAAGAACGTGTAGGTCACTCGGACTATAAAACCACCTTAGAGATATACACACACGTAACTGATCAGATGGCAAAAGATATGATGAATAAATTGGAAAGAATTGGGGGATAGAAATGATTAATATATATTGTGATGAAAGTTGTCATATACAAAACGATGTTGCAAATATTATGGTCTTAGGCGCTTTATCAGTTGATTCTAAGGATAAAATTAGTATAGTAGATTCATTTAGAAAGATAAAAAGAGAATTTAATATTAAAGAGTCTGTTGAATTAAAATGGACTAAAGCATCAAAGAGTAAACTTGGTATGTATAAAAAACTTATTGATTTATTTTTCAATGAAAGTTTATGTTTTAGGGTAGTAATTGCACACAATAAAAAAGAATTATCATTTTCTTCTGGCGATGATTATAATACATGGTATTATAAAATGTATTTTCTATTACTAGGCAAAATGATTAACAACCCTAATGAGCAATATAAAATATTACTAGATATTAAAGATACTCTTGGAGCTCCCAAAGTGCAATTTCTTCATGAAGTATTATGCAACAACATTTATGATTTTAAAAAAGATGTGATTAAAGAAATGCATCAAATTGACTCTAGAAGAAATGACTTACTTCAATTATGCGACATTTTAATTGGTATTTTTTCATATGATAGAAGAAATTTACAGTCTTCTCCTATTAAAACCGAAATAGTTAACTATTTCAAAAAAAAGGCTGGTAATAGTTTTAATGGCACAAGCCAGATGAAAGCAAGCTAAATGTTTTTGATTGGGGAGAAAAATAAAATGTATTTAAATGATTTATTATCAGAAATAGATATAAACCTTGATAAAAGAAGTGATGAATTAGACTCTTCATATTCATTTTTTAAGAAATATTTTATGCAAAATGCGAATAAACCTACATTTAAAGGCAAACCCATTTATTTTGAATATGCCAATGACAATGCATTCAAGCATATATGTAGTATAGATGACATATTAAATGGGGATAATGGAAGAGAAAAATATAACATGTATCCATGCGTAAACCATCATGCACATAGATTATGTAATGTAAATTGTTCTATCATTTCCCCCAATAATCCTCAAGCTTTTTTTCATGAAAACAGGGCAAAATGCATTTATAGAGCAAAGCATCTCCCTTATATTTATTATGTGCTGAAAAATTTAGAACTTTCTAATGAAACAAATATAAAGGTATGGAAAAACCCAGACAAAAGAAAAGATAATAGAAAGAATAATAGATGGAATATATTGTACTCATATTCCAATTTTCATTATCACATTATTTTACAAGAATATTATAAAAATAGTGCTTTACATTCATATAGATTTATTACTGGCTATCCTTTAGTTTTAATAAGCGAAATAAAACGACTAGAGAGTAATTACAAAAAAGCAATAAAATAA